CCCATTTACTACCCGTGCGCCATTACCACACTATAGAAACATTACTTAGCCACTATATCACCCTGCCTTTAGCTCAAGCGTTTGTCGTAATGTCTCGCGCTGAAAATCATTATTCAATTCCACATGTACTCTGATATTATATGGAACTGCCTCCCTCTGTTCTTTAGTCCATTTAATCGAAGCGAACGTGAAATTAATGTCACGTAGTAAAGCCTCCACATCTATCAACTCTAACATAGTTCGCCTATAAGCTAGCACATAACTATATAATATCATAGCCGGTGTTAGTTCGACGTCCTTGCGATCGTAGGGCCTGAATCTCTCTGGATATGCAATTAATGAAATAACTTCACCCGAAGATCTATACGGTCCAGAATTGCTCCAGAATCTAGACAGATATTCTGGATCCTGATACCACCGGCCAGAATTGGATTTCTCCACATTCACTTTAATGCCAAAGTTGTGCATAATATATTGGCTAATGAGAGGCACGAGTGCGTCAATGCTTTGACTCCTTAAATAAATTAAGTTGTCATCTCCCATTATATTATACATCCCCATTAGATTAAACTTTGACAACCAGGTTTCTGTAATGATCTCGTTGCAAATTCCATTGATAATCGCAGTCAACCTACTACCGCTCGGATTACCTTTGGTAAAATGCAGCACACCATCAGCAGTGACTACATTCTTGTTGATAAAGTCCTCCTCAATGCATGAAAGAAGCTCGCTATCGTACTCCAGAAAAGCACTTCGTATAACATCGAACGCTGAATGAATTAACCAAGATGGTATCGTAGAATCATACTTAGAATAATCTAAACTAATGAAACTACCACCAAATTCTCTCTGGCGATTACACCATCCAGTAATCCACGGGTCGTCCTTTCCAATCGCTGTGTAATCATAGCTCTTCAAAAATTGATTCAATGGGTAACCAAATTTTGATTCTGCGATGATCTGATAGACATCTACCATGAATACTGCTCTTTTCTTGGACTTCCAAGTGTTAGTTCTTTGTCCTTTGTCATCGTAAGCTCCGGAGCCCTGAGTACGCGTACCGCATATAATGGGAGTCTGGAAACTTCCATCCTTAAGAGCTTCTTCCTCCTTCTTTTGATAGACTTCGAACACGTTACTTAAAACATCTACTTTGTGCTTAGCACCAGTTGAAATACTAGTCCAACCCGTTGCAGTAGACCAATCCGTAACTGATTCATAAATATCCTCATCAGAAGAATATTTAATCATCTTGAGTCCCGCTTTTGCGTAACGAGCGCAAACGGTTGCAACTGCAGCCTGATAATAGCGATTCCATCGAAAACTAGGT